GAATTGAAGCCCCCACGAAGTCTGACCGTCCATCATTTGATATGTGCCATTAAGACGACCAATACCATTTAGAACTCTACGAGCTGTACCACCAACGATAAGAATGCGCTCATTGGCAACTTTAGGATCTGTAGCTTGATTAAAAACTGGATCCAAGAAACCTTCAAGTTGCGTGAAGTTGGTGGTTGCGCCAGCAGTGAAGCTGTTAACCGCACTCATATAGGACGGATAATACGTCAGATTCTGAACAATATTAATTAGTCCATCAGCAGTACGGAAAGGCTGACCGTTACGAACTCCCTGAGACTTCTGCCCAAAAATCAGCATTTTCTCAATATCGGCAGCGTGGAAAGCTGCACAATCTTGCCGGGATTCCATAACATTTGTATCTCCAGCAATCATCATCGTTTGACGAATCGTGTCAGAGATAGCCCAAGTATTACGGAAGATTTGCGTCAGATTCGTGATCCGAACAGGATTGATGTTCAGAGCATTTGGACGCAGAGAAGCTTCCTCGAAGGCATTACCTACTTGGTAAGCATAGACGTTAGCACCAATAGCAGCAGCAACCACAGTACCAACAGCACGAGTAACAGCAATTTGCGTGGCATTGAGAACTTGATTAACAATTATGTTCTCACCGGTGCTGTCAACTCGCATAATCATACCGGGGAGTAGATTAGCGGTTGAAACAACATCGAATACAATATCAACATCTGCTTGACCAGCCGCTGTTACTTGAAACTGCGGGAAGAGCATTGTTTTAGAGAAGAACCCATGCTCAACTTGAACAGCAGTTTCTGTTTGCAGCATCGACGTCAAACCAAACAGAGTTGCACTTCCATTTGGCATCAGTCGTGTAATCATTCCTGCAAATGATTTCTTTGCAAGATCAGTGGTTAGATTAGAGGTAGTAAAAAGACCAGTGGACATTTATATTCTCCTATTACAGACCGATGAGAGTCATCGTAGTGGCAGAAGTCTTAGTGAAGAGGAACCACCGTGACGTAGCAGTTGCAACAGTAAGAGTACCTGAAGCTGTAACGTCTGTGCCACCTGCAAGAGTGAGAGTGTTTCCGATTGAATTTACTAGGACAAGGAAAGAATCTCCTACATCCATATTAGGCATAGCTGCAAGAATAGCAGCAGCTGTAGCCGTAGTATCAGTCCTAGCCGAAGTAATAGTTCGCTTATAGATACCTGCAGCAATAGCAGGAATACCCATTACTTGGTTAGAATCAGCAGTAAGAGCAACAAGCTGAGGATTACTAATGCCATCTCCAGGACGTGCTGGTCGTGGCATTCCTCCAACTCCGTATACTAGCGGACGAACGAACATATGTAAATCTCCTATGAGGAAAGAAAGGCACTCCAATCAGTTTCTTTGGGCTCTTTGCCTGATTGCTGCTTTGTATCCTTAGGAGGATTTACAGCTGTGGCAAATGCAGAAATAAAATCCTGAGCCATCGCAGAAATTTCTTTCGGTGAGGCATCAGGGTGCTGCTTTGCGAGTTGATCGCGAACTGCTGATACCACTGGTGCGATAGCTGGATGACTCAACGCAGGATTTGTGTCTGCTAAAGCATGTTGAGCACTCATTTGTCGCATCATCTGTGGAATAACCACATCTTCAAACTGCTGGCGTTGCTGTTTCAATGCATGTTCTACAAGTTTTGCAGATACCAGAGTAGATTGTGCATATCCACTTTGCGCTACATTGTTAATAATACTTAGTGCTGCTTTAACTCCTTCTTCTCCTCCTTTAGCCATTTCAACAAGAGCTTCTGGAGGAATGGAATTTATAAAATTAGTTTTCTGTGCTTGTTCAGTTAACTTAACTGGATCGATATTAAAAATAGGAGCTTCACCTTCACTAGGATCTATTTTAAATACATCAGAAAACTTATCTAGCGGGGATTCTGTGCCTTTTTTATCATCTTGTGCTTTCAATGCTGCTGCGGCAGCTGCATCCTCAGCAGCTTTCTTAGCAGCTGCTTCTTGTGCTTGTGCTGCACCTTGCAATGGTTCAGGTGCTTTAGCTGTGCGAAAGAAATCCATAACGCCCATTTGTTACTCCTTTTCCGAGAGTGATGTGTTAATTTGAATTATTGCGTCCATGTGTGAATCAATCAACTGCTGTGATAACTGTACCTTACCAGAAAGAAAAGCATGACGTGTTGCAAAAACTCCTGGATCTTTTAAATCTAACTCCAAATTCAGCATCTCCTCTGCTGCCTCACATTGAAGAGATTGAATCCGTTTAAGTTGTAGATCTGTAAGAATGGAACCATCCTTTTCTTCTTGAGCTGAGAGATCCCACGCAAGGAAACGAGTAAATTTAGGCGCCGCCATTTTCCATCATCTCCTCTTGTGCAGCAGGATTATATCCATACTGTTCTGGCAATGGTTGCGGCGGAAGTTGATTCTGTTGAACATCTGGGTTCTGTTTGAATAGTTGCATTACGGTATTCTGCCAAGCTGCCACTGCTGACTCATATGCAATTTGTTCTGGTGACTTCTCAAACGGCTCAAGATCAGCGCCGCGAGTTTTCATCAGATATGAGAACATTGGACCTATATTATATGCAGCTCCAATTTGTGGGTTACTTCCAAATGCTTGCAAGGCAAGTGCAAATTCATCGCCACTAATAAGTTTCTCAGAGGGCACAAGACCATCTGAAACTTTAAATTCCATCACAGCTTTTCTCAAAGCAACTGGATCTACTTCTATGAGTCGTTTTCTACTCTTATCAAGAAGAATTGCTTGAGGCTGATACTGAAGAATGTTGGTTTTAATGATCTCCTTAATAGGAGTCATTGTTTGATCTTCAATCAACATTGCAGTCATTTGATCACGAGCATTAGCATTGCCCATGATATCTTGGAATTCAAACTTAGTTCTATTTCCTTTAGTGAACTGTCCCTGTTTCGCTCTATTCTGTCCATTGGCAATGTCTGCAAGACCCATTACCATTTGCATTTCTGTTGTGTTATTTTGTGATTGATCGTCACGAAATGAGATAGAATAGTAAGCCTCTGAAACTGGTTTTCCATATGCTGAAGGTTTTACTGGAATCTTTGCTGCAGGATTATCAGAATCAATATCTGCTTTATGTACTCGTGACGGATCATAAAGACCACGATCAGAAACTGCACGTCTACGAGCTGCAATATTTGCATTGATGAGAGTAGAAGCTACAGATTGGAATGGAATTGCATTGTGAGCTACACTCTTATCTTGATAGCCTAATCCATGTTCATTAGGCTGTCCAAAAATCATTGGAAGGAAATTGTGTGCATTCGTCTGTCTTTCTGCTACAATTAAGACTTGACGATTAATAAAAACTAACTTCCAAATCTGCGGAGTATTCGGTTGTGGTACTCGCATTCCGAAATCTGAAGGAATGATACGAGCGTAGATTGTAGCTTTCTCATAGATATTAGAGTAGTTAATTCTTGATGCATTTCCCTCTGCAATCAATCCTGCCCAAGCCATCCAATTTGTAGTTTTTAAATATGAATCAGAGGCTACAAGGGCTTCAGGATTAAGAGTTGGAATGTAGTAAGAGGAGTATGAGGAGTTAAGTTGTCCTCCTCCATACTGAGATTCTAGTGCTGGGCGTACATTTTGTATCTGTTTATTAGCTGTAGATTCAATATACTGCTTTAATTCAGCTCTAGAATAGAGCTCAACATAACCAGCGAACTCACCACGAGTGTGCATTTCTGCTGGCACATAACGAGTATCAAAGATAAGATTATAGGGATCACGACGCCTAATCCTATTACCCTCCCAAACAACTGTTCTTGCTTTTCCTTCTTGTCCAAGTTGTGTCTCCACTGCTGGAGTTGTGTTTGTACACCAATCACACTCAAGAGCAAAGAGATTGTATTTAGATCCATCATGAAAAGCAAGTAAGAAATTACGAACCCACCCACCTTTAATGGATTGATCTAGAACAATAGCTTCCATTTGACGAGCTTGATTAATGAAAGCTGGAGAAGAAACTACACCAAAAATTGGAACTCCAGTAAGAAACACAGAAGCTTGATATGCCACAGCAGATTCTACTTGCGGCATTACAATTGGAACAATTACATTCTGAAACTTTGTGGGATCATATTGATAAAGATTCTTTTGTTTCGCTCGCAATTGCTCTTTGGTGAAATCTACTTCACGCAGGTACTGCTTATCAATAGCCTCCATAATCTGACGAATGCGGTACTGCTCATTCATCTGACTAGTGCATTGACTGAAGTACTGTAAAAGACCTTCCTGCGCAGTCTTTTGTACAAGAAATGGAATTGTGGTTGCCATTACTTTTTAGTTGTATCGGTGAATTTACGGGTGTAATGGTCAAGAAGGTTTTGTAGCGCAGATTCTTGATTCCGTTTCTTAACAGCATTCACTCCTAGAGAGCCAATACCGCCAGTTCCTGGAGGAGCTGTTACTGCCATATAATCCTCTACACTCAGATCCTGTAGTGCTTTAAGTCGTTTTTCAATTTCTTTTACTGAATTAGGACTTTTAGGATCAAGACCAAGACGCTCTGCTTGTGTATCATAGTACACACCTTTAACAGACATCTCCATAAAATCCAATACACCTTGTGCTTTCTCTCGTGCAGTATCCATCATATCAGCCATTGCATTCTCCTCAAGCTACAGGTGTAGATTTTACAAGAGTTGGAAATCTACGCTTCTTCTTAAATGGTGAATCAGTAGTACTAGGAGAACGCTGCACTGGCTGTGCACCAGGAACCATTCCTACAGTTGCTTCTCCTACTTTTGGTGATTGTTGTACTTGTGGCCTAGTTACATAATCAGTCATTACTGCTGACTTATTAACTGGAGGCACCACTTGAGTAGCTGGAGATTCAGGAATATCTACCTGAGGTGGAGGTGTAAATACTTGCATCATAGTATTTGCGTCTACTGGTTGTTGTCGTTGTACTATGTCAGTAAGTATTCCACGACGAAAGAGTTCTGATAGCATGTTTATACCTCAAAAAGCACAATTTTCTAGAGTCTCAGCAGGATGAATAGCACTAAATTCTTGGTCTATAATGAGAGACTGAGAGACAATGAATTCACTAAATTCAATTAGAACTTTAGGCGCATAAGTGAGACAATCAAGCAATCCATCGACATTATCACGTTTGAGAGGATTAAATTGAGTAACTTGTAAGGCTACCATTGCAAAATACTGTGGATTTACATACAATTCTTTCTTCATCCACGATTTAAACATCTCCATAATTCGTGAATTCTTAGAGAAAGAGCCAGAATATATCTCTACAGCTTCAATTCCTGTAACTCCTAGCTGAGTGCATATGAATTGGAACCAATAGCACAAAGTTGCTTGGTATGCATTAGATTCTATTGCAACAAGACGACAATTCTTACGAAAACATATCTCTAATGCCTTTTTAATGGTATCTCCAGGAGAATAACGATCCTCATGTAGTTCCATTGCCACTGGAATACCATCAAAAACCTCGAAATACCCTATAGAAACTTCATCCCCCTGCGCTTTTCCAACTGCTGGATCAATTACTATGAAGTTTCCACCTGAAATATCTCCATCTTTAAATGGATATGGAGGTAATTTTGAGAGATCTAGAAGATTGTTTACTGAGGCGTTCTCGTCATTAAGAACTTCTGAGTAAAAAATCTCTGGATGACCACTTTGAAGATCATTTTCAAATTCATCCATTAACTGATTAATTGGATGGAGTTCCTCCCAGAGAGAGTGACCATCATTTAAAATACCTCCAACGATGAATTTAGTCCATTCGGGATTCTGTTTCAATTTACGTAGTATCGACCAACGTGTTGGATACATATTTGCAACAAAAATATAAAGACACCCAAAAGGTGACTTTGTTTTCATTGCAGTACCAATCATCCATTTTTCTAGTTTTTCTGATTCAATCTGTGAATCTGCTTGCTCTCGTGTTTGAATGTCCTCAAAAATCATTACATCAGGACGCTCATTTTTAAGAACAATACCACGAATGGAAGTACCAGCACCTGCGGCCCGAAGTATGAGGTTTCTACCGCGAAAACCAAATTTTTTCAGCGCTTGAGTATCCTTTTCCATTCCCAAGCGCCAATCACCAAAAATTTTCTTAATGTTATCATTATCTAACATATCTGCAACGTCTGCAAGTATATTCTCTGCAAGGTCAGCAGATGCAGAAATGATAAGAATGAATTTTTTCTTGGTGAAAAGAATACAGAAAAGAATGAAAAGTTTAATTACTGTAGTCTTACCAAAACCACGTGGAAGTCCGAGAGCTAGCTTTGGGAATGTTCTTGGTTTAGAGACCCAATTAATGAGCCATAGCCACACAGTGATGAAAACTGGAGGAAAGAAGTATTTGAAATTCTCAGGCATAGCAAGACCAGCCAGAAAATTAAGGTCCTGGCGGGCTGCTTCCTGTGCTTGAGGAGTTTCAATCGTTACTTCTTGTGTATCCGAATCCAGTGCTGACAACTTCGTTTTCCTCTATTCTCAGTACCATTGAAAGAAGACGCTCGCGAGCTTTTTTCTTATTGCGAGCAATTTCTGCCTCTTGAGCCTCAGAGGTTATTGATTGTATCAGCTGTAATTCTTCCACCAATTTTAATTCTTTCCGGCTCACTGCTACCATTTTTTCTCTCCCGCGAGAGCTCATGTAACTTATTCGATTGCATTGTAAGTAATGTTTGATCTCCAGCATCAATTACTTGGTTATTAATATCTCTGGTGAATCTTTGAATTATTTGTACTGGGATAGTAAGATTCACTACTGGTTGTGATGTATGAATATTCTCAGGAGTTCCTGTACCGCGCCGCTTCAAGGAATTAATAACTTGGAGAGATTTAAGAATCTCCATCGGCCGCATCATTAACGGCATTACTTCTCTAAACTTCAGAATCAATTCATCTTCAGTGGAATCATAAGATGTATCTCTTGCATTATTCTTCTGCAAATAACTGTATTTAAGTTCAGTAACTCTCTTCGCAAACTCTTCATCTGAAAGGAGTTGTGAGATCCTTGAAGCTGTAACTCCTAAAGCTGAAGCCACAACCTCAGGTGCAACTCCTGAACCTAGCAACTCTAGTGCGCGAGATTCTGTGGATGTAACTGCATTCATTTGAAAAAATCCTGTGGAAAAGGAAGCATGAAGTTATTTTCTCAGAGAAACTACTAGTAGAGTAGGAGGGATCTGAAAAAGTTTAGGAAAATTTTTTTGATCTCAAAGGATAGTAGGTCGCATCGAAACTAAAAAAGGGTCTACCCCCTCCCGTCGAAGTGAGTGCTCACATCACATGCATATGTTAGTTGGTACTCACTGCGCTACAGGCTTAGGATGCTGAATGATTCGCATTAACTAGCATTGTAGGATTTACCGATGATTGTAAGATTTACTGTAATACTTGCATGTTGCAGATGCGAGACATAACAGAATCAACGAGTTAGGACTGGCACGGTTGTTGCTTGTATTCTAGTGCGGGCTCGCTCGCGTTCCCACTAACTTAGACAGGAGATTCAAATGCAAGGCACTAATACCGATGGTGGATACATCGCAGTCAAGCTGGATGAGGTGAAGGACGAAGCGGCTGAGGGTTTCCGGCTGAGTCGCCACGTTGCCAAGAAACAGAAAGACGGAACCTATGCGGGACTGTCAGTTTCACAAGCTGTTTTCGTTCCTGTCGTTTCCATTGATTCAATCGAAGCAACGCCAGCGATTGCGAATTGTTTGCAGGATGCTCTTGATTCTGCATTCGATCGCATGATCCGCGCGAAACTGGAGCAAGGTGCGACAGTGATTTACTCCGCGGATCTTGCAGCCGAACGTCTTGAAGAATTCCTGGCATCACAGCCGGAGGGACTTGGCAAGTTGAGTGCTGACAAGATTAAAGTATGGTTCACTGAGAATCTTGCTGAGAATCTGCGCGAAGTGATAACTGAGAAACTCGGAGCATCCGCGAACGATACCAGGATCGAACAGACTCTCAATAGTTACAGAGATATCTTTGCGAGACTTGCAGAGAAGTCACCATCATTTGAGCCAAAGGTGCACGAGAATCTGCAAAAAGCGATTGCGCTCGCATCCGAGGGACCGATGACGGAGAAACTCGCTGCAAGACTGCTGGCATCTGCACAGAAATCGGTAGATTTACTGGCACTCTGAAAGAGATTTGGGCACAGTCCGATAGTCTGGACAGACCATTAGACTATTAGACTGTGCCCCGCTTTTTGCCCCCGCCTTGGAGGGATTGGAGAATCTTGTATCTACTATATACACATTGTTATTACTAGTCCTCCTTCTATAACTTTTTAAAGTAGGGTCTAGATTAAGGCGTAAGATCATAAGGTGAGTTTCTATCACTGTATATACACTCTCTCAGGAGATTCAATGAGTATGTATACAATGGTAGAATCAGTATTTCCCCTTGACGGAGCGAGGGAAGGGGCTGTAGACTAATAGTCTGTCAGTCTGTGCAGACCATTTTTCACTTTTCTTGGAGATTTGAAAATGTCTGAGCTTGATGATGACAACATTGATTACGATTCTCTATTTGAATCGTATAAAGAATCTGCAATTAGTTTCTTCAACTGCTCTGAAGAGACAGCAAAAATGTATGCATCATACAAACTTGATGGATATAACACCTATCAAGCTAGACAAATGTCAGGATTAATTGATCCTCCTGATGAGGATGCTTGTCCAGATGAAACATATATTGAATCAAAATGGGAGAATAGATTTGAAAACAAGTAAACTCTTTGATGACATTCTAGCGGCAGCAATCATTATTGCTGTCTTTCTTGCTGTTGCCTTTGTTCACTGAGAAAGAAGGAGAGATAAATGATCCAAGTACTATCGCCAGATGCTAAAACTCTCTCAATGATTTCAATTGATCTTACAAAACCTCAGCATGGAGTTGAAGTAGTAACAGATCATGCGAATAAGAGAGTCTGGATCAATGTTGATGGAATCTGTATCTTGAGAATCTGTCAAATTCCAGTTCTCCTAACTGAAAACATTCCAACTCCACTTCAACTACAAGTATTTCTTAAAGATGCAAACAGGAGATCAGAATGACTCTACAGCCTTCAAGTTCTACAAGAATGTTTGCAATTCAATGGTGGAGTAATCTCTCAGTCTTTGAGAAAATGAGACTGAGAGAGAAATACTATAACCATTACCCTCTAGTAGCAGTGGAGAGAAGTACATCTTGCATTGTTAGAATCTATCGAGAGGAAAACGAATGAGTGACTCTTTGTTACTGACAGCAGCAGAAAGAAATCGCTTTGCTTCGTGGCTTGAAAATGAAGCAAAGACAGCAGAAAAGATGATAGAACAAATGAAAAAACTTCCTGAAAGTATTGCAGCAGTTCTAATAATGAGAGAAGAATTAGAACGATCTGCTGCATTAATACTAGCACGCAAATTACGTTCAATTGAAGATCAAAGCATTGGAGGATAAAATGACAATTAAAAAGTACCGCCCATATCTCACTGCATCACAGATATCACGAATCATTCAATATGCTTCAGATGCAAAAGATACTGACATTGTTGAAGCATTGCATCTATTTGCTTTCAAAGCAGAACATAAGTATACAAAACCTGTTTCAGAAATTCGTAGTATTGAAGAAAGATTAGGCTTCACAGAAATCTCTCCAGATGAAGAAGCTAATCTCTTTCAAAAGATAACTGAATCCAAAACCACTTGACACATTCTCTGGAGTATGAGACAATTGGAGACTTAAATGCTATGTGAATCGATTTTTTCTGCAACTGTACTACTAGGTTCAATTCATTTTCCTGACTCACAGGATTCATATCATTATAACAATGTGAATCCTGGACTCTTTTTGGAGTGTAGCGATGGAATTATCTTTGGAGCAGCATATAACAGCTTTAAAAAGGTATCAACCTTCGCAGGATATCATGCAAGATATCAAATACTTCCAAGTTTTTCAACAGGAATTATTGCGGCTGCATGCACTGGTTATCGTAGCCCAATCTGTGCTGCTGGAACGGTTGAATACAAAAACCTTACACTCGTAATAGTTCCTAAATTCTTTGAGATTCAACATGCAACAGTAGTAACTCTAGGAATCAAGCACAAGTTTTAATCCTTTCAACCTGAGACTATCACATGAGAATACTTTGCGCATACTCTGGACTTGAATTCAAAGTAGAATTCTTTCCAGCAGTTCTAAATTCGCGTGAAGTCTGTCATCCAATCTTCTATCTCCCGCAACACAAATTGATTTCATACATACCTAAATGGTATGCGGGAGAATTAACTGGAACAGACTCTTACTTACTCTATCTTGCTCTCCTCAACAGTACTGACTTAGTAGAATGGAGAGTACCTGCATTAAAAACTGATAAGTCTGTTGCAATTGTAGCACACAATATGCCAGCACTTGTCTCGATTGTTTCTAAAATCAATGTAATCAAACATCCAGCATTTGTACTTCCACGTTTCGTAATCTCTCCAGAGACAAAGACACTGGATAATTCATCTTACTGGATTCAAGCATGGATAGATCAATATAGGGAGTGGAGCGATGGATACAAAACCAGAAGTCTTGATGAAAAAATCAAACGAAGAGAAGAAGCGCTTGAAAGACTTATTAACAACTCAGCACGAACCATTGGTTCTTATGCAACTATCCTTGCAGATTGGGCCGCTCTCGCAGGCAACTTTCCTCAAGGTACTCAAGATGTTAAGGGCAAACAAATTAAACTTTCAGATTACTGGAAATCGATCATCAAAGCTTGTGCTTCCAATGAATCAATTTTCTCTATCCCTAAAAAGGATCTGGAGGAACTTGTAGAATACTGTGAGCAGGAGATTCCACATGGTTCTATCTATGCTCACACATTAATGACATTTCTTCGACAAGGACTTAAGAAACAAGTTAATTACTTAGGTCTAGGAGATATGGATTTATCAGGTGAAGTAACATACAGAATTCTCTCACCTGAGACTAGTATTGAAGATGCGAATAAACAGACACTAATAGATTCGGCTCCAAAAGAGGAACCGCGCGAATCTCAGTACCCAACAAAGATTGCATTTCTGAAAGCAAAAGCGCGTTGGGGTTTAGCTCAACAATACAAATCCTCTTATGGAGATTCAAATGTCAGTGCAATCAATCTGTGAAAGAAAGCTGCCGCGGATGCAGATGGAATATTACATTCGCAATCGCTATTTCCTTGACTCCGATGAAGTAGACATATATTATACTCTCTTTTGGAGTGGAGAATACTTCAAGAAACAGAATCTAAGTGGAGTACTCTTGAAAGATAATGTAACTTTCGTAATCATCTTTCATAACTGTATTCCACTTACCTGTTATAACTCAAAACAAGTGCAACTTTCTTTTCGTAAAGCAGCTAAGTATTACGAACTTCCTGCCTATGTTCTAGTGAGGCCAACAAAATGACTCCTCTTTTAATTGAAGTACTATTGTATTGTTATTATTGTCCTGATCCTCACCCACGAAAAGATTCTGTAGCAATAGAAGATGCTCTAGAAACATTATTTAAGAAAGGTTTAATTGATTCAAAACATAGAACAACTCCTATGGGTGACGCACATGTAATACAAATCTGTAAATTACCTTTACCTGAATCTGCTTGGGTAGATTTTACAGGTAAAATAATTGAAAGGAATTAAATGACTTTTTCTGCTTCTGCTCTTGAAAGAATTCGACAAAGAATCAGGGAACAGAGAATTCTTCAAGAGACTCCGCCGAAACCTGAGGAACTTGGAATTCATTTTGCAACTAAATCTCTTTCAGATGAGGAACTTCTCCATGGCGAAGATAAATTTGGAAATCCGATTGAATATAACACTGAACAGACACGAGCAATTAGAACTATTGGGAACGGAGAGGATTGCATACTTCTTGGAGCCGCAGGTACAGGGAAAACTACTGTTTCTAAAGCAGCAATTGCACGACTTGTTTCAAAAGGAATTGCCGGAGTATTATATTCAAGCGGTCACAAGTATCTCACAGATGGAACGCCTGGAGTAGTTTGTGTTTCCTACACTCGCAGAGCAGTTATGAATTTGCGTAGAAACATGTCTGAGGATATGAAATCTAACTGCATCACAATTCACAAACTCCTAGAATACGAACCGCTCTACTATGATATTATTGATCCAGAAACTAAAGAAGAAAAGAAAACAATGAGATTTGAGGCAACACGTCATGCTATGCGTCCGTTGCCAGAATCAATTAAAACAATCATCATTGATGAATCTTCAATGGTTTCTGTTGAACTCTTCAAGGAGATTGAAAATGCATGTCCACACAAACCCCAGTTCGTATTTATTGGTGACATTCAACAATTGCCACCAGTGTTTGGAAGTGCAATTCTCGGTTACAAAATGTTGGAGCTTCCGACTGTGGAACTTACGCAAGTTTATAGACAGGCGTTGGAAAGTCCAATCATCCGACTTGCACATAGGATTCTTAGTGGTAAACCTGTCAAGAGTGCTGAGTACGAAAAATGGAAGATCCAAGATCAACTAACTCTACATCCTTGGAAGAAAAAGATTCATGCAGACAATGCTTGTCTTACATTTGCTAAATGGATTACTCAATCTTACGATCTAGGAAAATACAATCCAGAAGAAGATATCATTCTCATCCCATTTAATAAATCCTTTGGTACAGATGAAATCAATAGACATATTGGAAATCATCTAGCAAGGAAGAATGAGAGAGTGACTTATGAAATTATTGCAGGGTTTAACAAGCACTATTTCAGTGAGGGTGATAAGGTTCTGTATGACAAAGAAGATGCATTCATCTCTAAAATCGAAACTAATCCAATCTATTCTGGAGCAATGCCGCAAGAACCATCTAAGACTCTAGATTATTGGGGCTTCAAACAACAGAAAGAACATCACATAAAAGAACAGACAGATGAAGATATAGATTTCCTCCTCTCACAGATGGCAGTAGCACAAACAGATGAAGAACGAGTCCAACAATGTTCTCACCTTATAACCGTATGTATGGTAGATACAGGAGCTTATGTCACACTCCGCACTGCTTCAGACATTAATTCCCTCATCATGGGATACGCTCTCACCGTTCATAAAGCTCAAGGTTCTGAATGGAGGAAAGTATTTCTTGTATTACATCAGTCCCATGCAACAATGCTCCAACGTGAACTCTTGTATACTGCTGTTACTAGAGCAAAAGAAGAATTATATGTTATCTGTGAACCTGAATCATTTACCAAAGGCATTGAGAGCCAGCGTATTAAAGGCAATACATTAGCAGAGAAAGCTGAATTCTTTAAAGGTAAGTTAGAAAGAGAGAACGGAGTAAAGAAATGATGTGGACACCGATTTATAACCCGCCTAAATCTTCAGATGTGTATGTTGTAAAGTCTGGAGCTACAGGGCATGAATTTAATCTTCTCTTCTCAGTATGTGACTTTAAATGGAGGAGCCCTCAAGATTCAACAGAGTATCATCCTCTTCCACAAGATCAATGGAAAGCGAAGCTCTAAAATTCAATTCACTCCCCTATTGACACGCGCGGAGAAATCATGCATACTGACACACTCTTGAAACCGAACTGGAGGATTCCAAAATGAAATGATCTCCTTTCCAGATTTTGGATTCAAGATAAAACCTCATTCTCAACTCTCGATGGAGCTTTTACAAATGTCTGACACTCAAACTGCAATTACCCCGAAATTTGACAAACTGAACGACAAGAAAGCCGTTAAATTCTTCTTCAAGAAAGTGGTTGATAAAGAAACTAAAGAAGAATTCAAACGTCCGACTGTTGAACTGGAACTTCCTGTTCCTTCCGTTGAAGGTATCATTGAAATTCTGCAACAAGGGGGAAAAGCACTAGAACTTCTGCAAGATGCAGTAGCCGAAGTTGTAATTGGTCAAGCACGTTCTATTGTCAACGACAAAGAAGATATCTCTCAAGACAATTTCCCGTTTGATAAAGTTGTTTGGGAATACATTGCAAATCTTCCGAAAGCAGAACGTCGTGGCGGTGGAATCTCGAAAGAAACTTGGGAAGCATTCTCCGACGACTATGTTGGTGTCATGCCTTCTGTTACTGGTAAGAGTGCAGAACAAGTTTCCAATGCTGCTAAGATTCTCATGAACAAGTTCAATCTGGTGAAAACAAATAAGCCAGTCCTGAAACTTCTGAAAGAACAACTGGCAGTGTATGTGAATTCTTCGCCGAACGCAGAAACGTATCAAGAGTGCGTTGAATTCCTGCTGAATAAAGCAGACGCACTCCTGAATATGGACGAAGCTGCATTGCTTGCGAATCTGTAATCATTGATGCGCTGGTACTGGAAGGTGATGGAAAATCTTCCTATGGAGCTTGCGGTTACAAAGAGGCCAGCTATTTGTAACTCTTGATAACAAGGCAAGCGCATCCTTGTAGTCCTGAGCATGACTTAAAAAGGCTCATTTCTTGTGTACTTGCATGAAAAGTATCCTTTGGTGGATATACGTTTCTAGAACGTGGAAGCGGGTAACGGACAAAAGTGAACCCGAATGGCATCTAGAGTACACAAGAAAAAATGACAGTCCGTAAGTATTATCCTATCTGGCAGCAACTCAAAACAGAAAATAAAGTAAGTCTCCGAGTTCCTCGGCCGTATCATCGTCGCCTAATCAAAGCGGTAATTAAAGAGAAATACAATGACCTTGAATACAAGTTTCTCCTAGGTGAGCGGGGCAAGAAAGCGAAACTTTCATATCATGTGCAAGGTGTAGTAATTACGTTTCACTTAAGTCAATCTCTTGGAGTTGAAGATTTATGACTGATGATCTTGTTACTGTTGATTTAAGACTCCCAAAAAATCTTATTGTTTCCTTAACTGGCATAGCTTCTATAGCTTCTGTTTCTATAGAAACTGTCGTAGCTGTAATTTTTGCTCTTTCAATTTATAACGGCACTGACACTAAAGCTGGAGCAAAAGATGACACAAGTATTTCTACCTGATTCAAATGATTTAATTCTTTTTGAAGGTAAGATGAAGAAGGAGACAGAGAAAGCAGTTCTCTTCAAGTTCTCTTTCCAAAACAATTTAGATGGAGTGGAACATTGGCTTCCATTCTCACAGGTTCAAATGTTGAAGATAGATAAGAATGGCGGAAAAGACAAGCTTAAGATTCCCAAATGGATTGCAAGAGCTAAAGGCTTACTGGATGAGGAGGAATAGAGAATGAACTTCTTTCTTAAATTTGATCCTTACTCAACTAGTCCTTGGGATCTTATCTCTGTTCAAGAAGATGGATACAAATGCTTCCACGGAAATTATTCCACTATCGAAGATGCTTTGAGACAGTACTATTATAATACAAACAAGCATCCAACACTTCAAATCGTCAACATAGACCTATGACTCCAGCAGAACAAATCTCAAGTGCAATTCTAGAGCTTCAAGAGAAACTCCTTGCACAGCATCCAACTATGCCAGTTCTTCTCCGTACAATTCATAAAGAATTGCAAGCGAATCCAGATGTAGTTACTATTCTCAAAGATGAAGAGCGTGCAGTTATCATTGCAGCACTGGAGAAATTCACTAAAACGGAGCTAGTAGCGAATACGAAAAATCTCTCCAAGAATAAAGCTATTAAGTCCATGACACTATTGGATTTGTAATGGACCATGAAGAGAAAGATATAACTATTCTCTGGCAAGGAGATTTTGAGGGAGGAACACTAATCATGTTCCTCTCTAAAAAATATGACAACCTCCTTTTCTGGAAAGTTTTTGATCCAGGCTTTGCAGTACCTCTTACTGGTAATTGTTTCTTTGTAGCAGGACCTAATTTTGATCTTAAGAAATTTATAGCAGCATCCTTAGTCGCTATTCGTCACACTTATCTTAGCTTCCAACAAGGTAATAAAGATGAGTGCATCAATTCAGGAATTAAAGTCCAGTAGTTTGCTTCGACTTTGCATTCGTCTTTATCTATCCTCTCGGGAAAGATGTTATGTCAATTATCTCAAAGGTGCGAAAGCAATTTTCAGGCATTGGTACACCGAGCAGATATTCAAAACCAATGACTTGGAAACAATCTCTGACATCTTTCCTTCTGTATGTCTTTGCGGTAATAGGATTAGTGGGAGCGGTAGTTGTATTAGTTCTAGGTGCGATAGTTGTAATACTGATCATTGGAGTTTGGATTACGAACTTTCCGAGTTGGTTTCTATAACTCAAGTACCTCTTCCAAAACTAAAACATCTATTTGCATTGGAACTTGAATATGGATATCAGACTCAAGCAACTCAGTTATTCCTCCCGTTTAGTTCTACATGAGTGCCCGCGTAAATTCCAACTCCAGAAATTAAATACAGAACTCGAAGCAAGAAGAGATGATGATGACACTCAACTCACATTCCAGTTTGGACACACAGTTGGAGAAGGAATTCAATTGCTCCTCTCTGGAAAATCACTTGCTGAAACAATCTGGATTAGTTTTATTAAATGGAAACAAGATATCCTCGCAGATGATCCTAAGAGAAAGAAATCATTTGCTCTCGCAATCATTGCTATTCAAAAATTTGATGCGCTACGAAAAGCAGGATTTCTCAAGGAATATGAACTGGTTTATTATCAAGGGAAACCAGCAGTTGAACTTGGCTTCCGTATTCATCTTCCTGGAGGTTTCAAGTATAGAGGATTTGTGGATGTTGTGCTTAGGAATAAAGAAACAGGGGAAGTCCTTGTACTCGAAATCAAAACATCCTCCGGAGCAGTTTTTGCTAGCTCATACAAAAATTCCGCACAGGCAATTGGGTATTCAATCATTCTGGACTTTCTGTTCCCAAAACTCTCATCTTACAAGGTACTATACCTAGTATATAAGACTAAGGAGTTAGAGTACGAGCCAGTGATATATAATAAATCATATCTCCAGCGAGCACTGTGGATTGAAGAACTGTTGCTAGAGATTGATAGGCTTGAACTCTATGAGAAACGTGGTGTATATCCTATGCATGGAGAGTCATGTGTAGGTAAGTTTTATCGTGAGTGCAAGTATCTTGGTATTTGTACCATGAGTACAGAGAAATTGACTTCGCCAATCAGTGAAGAAGGACTCAAGACATTAGAGGCAGAAAAATATGATGCAGAAGTATCCATCATGGATTTGATTAAAACTCAACTTGAGAATACAGAAGGAATGGAAGATGGAACAGAATCTACAGATACCACTGTCCACATCGACGGGGCAGGAGATAAAGTTTTGTAAGGATTGTAAACATTGTGTAAAAGGTGCCTTAGGACCACAATGGTGGAAATGTGCTAATACAAGAGTAATTTCTTTTCTTGATGGCACAGTTACATATAATTATTGTCATGATGAAAGAGTCTTTGCTGCTGGATGTGGTTCCATAGGAAGAAACTTTGAAGCTGTTCCTTCTTATGATTCCAGTACACATGCAGGTGGTGGTCATGGCTAAACTCTCTGATCTTCAGGCATCTAAAACTCATAGAGTCTGCATCTTTGGTGGCTCTAAGACAGGTAAGACTGAGCTTGTAGGTCGCTTGTCTGAATATTTCAATCTTCTCTGGTTCGATCTTGAGAATGGATATGATACTCTATTTAAGTTTCCTCGTGAATGGCAGGAAAGAATAGAACTCATTAGGATTCCAGATACAAAAATCTTTCCTATTGCAATTGAAACCATGTTAAAAGTCATTCCTGGTTCTCCTGTGGAGATATGTGATGAACATGGAAAAGTTTCATGCCCTTTGTGCAAGAAAGACTCTAAGCCTACTACTAGTGTTGCTCTCAACTCCCTTGGAGATAACTATATTGTGGTGTTTGATTCT